GCTTCGCACGTTTTTGAATGGGTGCGGGGAGTGAATTTCAAGGTGGCGAAGCGGGGAAGGAAAACAAAGGCGGATGAGCAGGGCAGGAAGGCCCGCCGGCCCGCGCCGGGCGACCGCTGGGCGTGCCCCGGGCACCTGTCGGGCATGCCCGAAGCGGCATCGGCGTGGGCGCACGCGGTCGAGCTGCTGCGGGAGAACGGGACGCTAGACGCGACCGATCCGACGCTCATTGAGGCGTACGCCACGGCTCGGGCCATGCTGCGGGCGGCCGTCCAAACGGTCGAATTGGAGGGGCTTACGGTCACGGGTGCCCACGGGGGCATGGCTCAAAACCCGGCGTGCGGCATTGCCGACAAGGCTCTTCTACGGCTCCGTGGGCTCATCGCCGATATGGGCCTGTCGCCAGCCTCGGCCAAGCTATCCAACGCGGGCAAACCGACCTCACCGGGCGAATCGAAGTGGGGGGATCTGCTTGGCGTCGTCGGCTAACCCGGGCGATCGGGCGCTGAGGTTCATTTCAAACCTCACCCACACCGGCGACTTTTCGGGTGAGCCGTTCGCCCCGCGTCCGTGGCAAGCCGAGATGATCCGGCGTCTGTTCGGCACGATTCGTCCGGACGGCTCCCGCCAGTACCGCAAGGCATTCTGGGCTCTGCCGAGGAAGCAGGGCAAGACGGAGCTAACGGCGGCCATCGCCCTGTATCTCATGCTGGGCCAGGGGCGGAAGAATCAGGCGATTTACTCGGCCTCGGGGGACGTTGACCAAGCCGCGCTGATCTTCAATGCAGCTTGCTCAATGATCCGCAACGATCCCGACCTCGAACGCCTTTGCGTCATCTACGATGGGTACAAGCGAATCGAGTTCCCCGCCGGCGATAGCTTTTACCGCGTCCTGTCCAGCGTCGCCCCGAATAAGCACGGCCTCGGCCCTTCGGCGGTCCTGATCGACGAAATGCACGTAGTCGATGAGGAGCTAATCAACGTCCTCACGACCGGCTACGGAGCTCGCCGTGAACCGCTAACCCTCATGATCACGACGGCCGGATGGGACCGGCACTCACTCTGTTGGGATGAATGGCAGTACGCATCCAAGGTTCGGGACGGCGTAATCGACGACTCCGTCTATTACCCTGTAATCTACGCGGCGGGGCCCGAAGACGACTGGAAGGATGAAGCGACGTGGTCGAAGGCGATGCCGGCACTGGGGGACTTTTGCTCCCTGGAGTTCATCCGGGAGGAAGCGAAGAAGGCGATCGAACGCCCCCGTTACGAGAACACGTTCAGACAGCTCTATCTAAATCAGTGGACCGAGCAGAGTGTGCGGTGGCTCGCCCTCGACGCTTGGGAGGCGTGCATTGGTGGGAAATCGCTGAACGAATTCGCCGGACGGGAATGCTTCATCGGGCTGGACCTGGCGACGATTTACGACCTGACAGCGAAAGCCTTCTGGTTCCCGGACGACAAGGGCGGCGGCGATCTGTTCCTGTCCTTCTACGCCCCACGGGAGGGCGTGAGGAAGCGGGAAAGGGATGACGGGGTACCCTATTCGGCATGGGAGCGGGCCGGGCACTTGTCTCTGACCGAGGGCAAAACGGTCGACTACGCCCGAGTTGAAGCCGAGCTGTACGAGGACTGCGAGCGGTTCGAGGTTCGGGCGGTTACGGCCGACCCGTGGAACTTCGAGGCGATGGGCCAAAGGCTCGTGTCGGCGGGCGTCAACGTCCTGAAGTTTCCCCAGACTTACCGGAATCTTTCCGAGCCGTCGAAGCGGTTTGAAAAGCTGATTGTCGGCCGGCAACTGCGGCACGACGGGAATCAGGTCATGCGGTGGTGCGTGTCGAACGTGGCCGTCGAGACGGACCACAACGAAAACATCCGGCCGTCCAAACGGAAGTCAACCGAGCGGATCGACGGCGTGGTGGCGGCGGTCATGGCGGTCGGCGCGGCCGGGGCCTCGGGCGAGGCGGAACCGGCGAGCTATCTTGAGAGCGAAGGGCTCATGGTGCTCTAAGTGCGCAAGCGTGTTCCCTCCATCCTGAAGCAGGCCAGCCGCCGGGCGTCGTCCCACTGGGCGGACGCAACAGGCTGGAACGCGCTCGTGCCCGCCCACTCGGGCACGCTGGCGGGGGTGGCAATCACGCCGGAATCGGCCCTAGGTTTGGCGGCGGTCTACGCGGCGATTAACGTGATTGCCACCGACCTCGCGTGTCTCCCGCTGGAGGTTTACCGCAAGCGCCGCGACGGCGGCCGAGACTACGCGGGCGATCACCCGGTCGCGTCGATGTTCGCGTCGTCGCCGGACGGCGAGACCACGAGCATGCGGTGGCGGCAAGCGATCCTCGGCCACGTGCTGGGGTGGGGCAACGGCTACGCGGAGATTGAGTTCTCGGCCGGTCGGCCCGTCGGCGCCTATTTGCTCGACCCGATGACGGAGCCGATGCGGCGCCCGCAAGACCGCGTCCTGTACTACGCCAAGCCGGACGGAAACACGCTCCCGCCCCGCCGGGCCATCCACCTCGCTGGCCTCGGGTTCGACGGGCTCAAGGGCTATTCGCCCGTGCGGCTGGCCCGGGAGACGCTAGGTCTGACGATGGCGGCCGAACGGTTCGGGTCGTCCTTTTTCGGCAACGGTTCGCGGCCGTCGGGAATTCTGAAGCTCCCGGCCGCAATGAGAAAGGAAACGAAGGATCGTGTCCGCGACGAATGGGAACGGATGCAGTCGGGATCGAACAACACGGGCCGGACGGCTGTGCTCGACGCTGGAAGCGAATGGCAGTCGATCACGATCCCGCCCGAGGACGCGCAGTTTCTCGCCACCCGGCAATTCCAGGTAATCGAAGTGGCCCGCCTCTACCGTGTTCCTCCCCATAAGATCGGCGACTACTCGCAATCGCATCTGGCAAACATCGAAGCCGCCAACCTCGATTACCTCACGACGACGCTGATGCCCTGGTGCGAGGCGATTGAGCAAGAACTAAACCTGAAGCTGTTCACGCCAGAGGAGCGGGTGGCCGGGTTCTATGTCGAGCACAACATGGCCGCGTTCCTGCGGGGTGACATGAAGTCGCGGGCTGAGTTCTACACGAAACTACGCGACCTTGGCGTCTTCACCCCGAACGACGTAGCCGAGCGCGAGAACTTGAATCCGATCGGCGACGAAGGGGATATTCGGCTTGTCCCGGTGAACATGCAGACGTTGGAACGTGCTGGCATGGCTCCCGAGCCGGCCCCGGCCCCCGGCGCTCCGGCCCCGGCTGTCGAGCCTGACGACGACGAAGAAGACGACATGGAGGAGCCCGGCGACGGGCCCGAGGACGGGGGCGAGGAAGACGACGCGCCCGAGGGTGGGAACCGGCTGGCCCGATACCTGGGAGGCTCCCGCAATGGGCACCGCTGAGCGGCGAGCGTGGGGCGTCTTCGAAATCCGGGAGCGGGACGGCATGCTGCCGACGCTGGCCGGTTACGCGAGCGTGTTTGACGCACCCACCGACCTCGGCCCGTTTGATGAAGTCGTGCGGCCCCGGGCATTTCGCCGTGCGCTGAAAACCAAGCAAGATGTGCGGGCCCTCATTAATCACGATTCCAACCTTGTCCTCGGCCGGTCGGCTTCGGGCACGCTGCGGATGACTGAAGACGAGAAGGGCCTAAAGGTCGAGATCGACCCGCCGGACACCCAATATGCCCGCGACCTGATCGCCGTGATGCGTCGCGGCGACGTAAGCCAGATGTCCTTCGCCTTCCTGCCGACCGACGACGGCGAGCGGGTGACGCGGGATGACGAGACCGGCCGGCGGCTCCGGGAGCTGACGGACGTGGACCTGTTTGACGTGTCGGTTGTCACCTATCCCGCCTACGCCGACACGAGTGTGGCCCTGCGTTCCATCGAGGACGCCGAGCGGCGCGAGCGGTCGGAGTCTGAACGACGGGCCCGGGAGTTCCGGTCCCTTCAACTGCGGCTGGCCCTCGGCCGCCTTAGCCTTACCCGAAAGGGGTAACAATGCCCAACGCACCGGCGAAGTCGCCCGAGGCGATGCGGCGTGAGGCGGCCGAGCTGCAAAAGCAGGCCGACGAGCGCTTCAAGTCTCTGGGCCCCGACTACACTCCCGAGCAGTTCGCCGAGGTTGACACGATCGTCACCCGGGCAAACGAGCTTGTGACCGAGGCCGCCGAGGCCGAGGCCGCCGAGCAGCGGCTTAACGACCTGGCCGCCCGCATGGCCACGATCAAGGCCGCCAACGGCGCGGCCCCGTCCACCCGCAACCAGCACGACGTGACCGACCCCCGCGGCGTGGCCTACGAGGTCAAGTCGTCGGCGCTCCGTGGGGCCCAGGCCCGCGATCCGCTGATGTTCTCCGACTTCCTCGTGCAGCTCGCCCGCACGCTCGACCCGGTGGAATCCCGCCGCGCCGACGAGGTGCTCCGCAACAAGTTTCAGTCCCGCCGCAACGAGTGGGCCGACGCCCCCGAGGGAAGCGAGCGCCGGACCCTGGCCCAGTCGTCCGGGATTACCGGCGGCTACACGGTGCCGATCGAGTTCTACAACCAGCTCATGCAGGTGGCCGGCGAGACTGGCCTGGTTCGCCCTCGGGCAACTGCCTTGCAGATGGGCGCCGACGTGGTGGAAATCCCGATCCTCGATCAGACGACCGCCCCCACCGCCGGTAAGACATCTTTCTACGGCGGCGTGTCTTTGGAGTGGACCGCCGACACGGCCGAGAAGCCCGAGACGGAGCCCAAGTTCCGCCAGGCCAAGCTCTCGGCCCATGAGTTATCCGGCTACACGGAGATCAGCCGGTCGCTCCTCGCCAACTCGGCCGTGAGCCTCACCGGCCTCGTAACCAGCCTGTTCGGGCAGGCGGTTGCGTGGGCCGAGGACTTCGCGTTCCTTCGCGGTAACGGCGTCGGCAAGCCGTTTGGAATCGTGCCGTGGCTTGAGACCCGATCCGGCACCGTCACGTCGGCTCGCGGTTCGAACTCGGCTATCACGTTCGCCAATGCGGTGAGCGTGTGGGTCAAGCGGCAAATCATCAACCAGGGCCGCACGGCGTGGATGCTCTCCAAGGCCGCCGAGTCCGCGTTCCTGCAAATGACCGGCACCGCCAACACGGTCGTGATCCCGACCGGGTTCTACGTCCAGGGCACGAACGGGTCGGGCGCCGCACAACAGCCGATCAACTACGCGTTGATGGGCCTGCCAGTGCTCGTCTCCGAGAAGCTGCCCGCACTCAACACGCTCGGCGACTTCATGCTGGCCGACTTCAGCCAGTACGTGATCGGCGATCGTGGCCAGATGGAGATTGCGGTCTCCGAGCATTACAAGTTCCGGAATAACGTCGTCTGCTACCGAATCATCCACCGCGTCGCGGGGATGCCTTGGCTCAACGACGCGATCACCCTGTCGGATGCGTCCACCACGGTCAGCCCGTTCGTCGGGCTCCAGGTCCAGTAATACAAGGAGCCCGCTAAGATGGCTGAACGCGAGAACCTGACCCAGCGGCTCGTCACGCTGGCCTACCTCACCTCGATGGGGTCGGCCCGCGCGTCGGGCTCGTTCGTGACCGCTGCGGTGGATGCCGCCCGGTACGACCGTCTTGTCGGCGTCCTACACGTCGGCACGCTCACCAGCACCGCGACCGTTCAGGCGCGGTTTCAACACTCCTCCGTTTCGGCGTCCTCGGCCACCGGGTGGGCCGACGTGTCGAGCGCGTCATGCATCTCGTCCGCTTTCACCAGCGGCGACAACTACGAAAAGGGACAGCTCGAATTCCGCGTTGAGAACTATGGCTCCACGATCACCCGCTATGTGCGGTTGAAAGTGGATACCACTGTCTCGACCTGGAATGGCGGCGCTGAGATCCTCGGCCTCGAAGGGATCTACGAACCGTCGAGCGGCCAGAACGCGGCGGCGGTCTCGGACACGGTGGTTTACTGAGCCGTGTTCCAGCCCCGTCTCACCATCGGCATCCCGACGCTGGGCGCCCGGCCCGATCGCTTGAAAAAAGCGGTCGGTTCGGCCCTCGGCGGCATGGCGCCCGCTCGCATCGTTGTGGCCGATCAGTCGGCAGACGGTGCGGGGCGGGAGGCCCTTGAACACTACGTCGATCACCCGCTCGTTCGGGTGGTGTCCACACACGCTCATGCGGCGTGCCTCTGGGATAACTGGTGTCTTGCGGCCGAGTCGTGCGATACCGAGTTCTTCGCGTGGTTGCAGGATGACGACGTTGTCTTCCCGCACTTCGGCCGGCGGGTCATCGCCTCCTTCGATCGGTTCCCGCGCACGGCGGTCTGGATGGGGCGTTTGTACGTCTCGCACACCGAGGGCATGGGCAACTGGTGGGGCGGCTGCGGCCCGATGGTCCCGATGGACTATGAGCACGGCGGCCCGGTAGAGGTCCGCTCGGACGTGGTGATCTCGGGCTCTTACTTTTCATCCTTCGCCCTCTCGCCGGGCGTGGCGTTCCGCTGCAACCCTGAGGCAATCGCGGCCATTCGCCGCGTGCCGAAGACGGCCGATTTGTTCGCCGAACGGTCGGTCCTGGCCGAGCTTTGCGCTCTCGGCCCTGCGGCGTGCGATCCGGCCACGGTTGGCTATTGGGTCCAGCACGAGACTAACGAGAGCAAGGCACAGAACGCGGCCGGCGGGGCCCGGTCTCAGTATCCCACGATGGCGCAACACGTCCACTCACTGCTTCAGGGGCGGCCTAACTGGCAGGAGGCGCTAGGCGGGTGGATCACTTGTGTGGGCCCCCAGCACGCGCAGCAATGGTTGCTCGACACGGCGCCTCATGCTGGCGTGACCCCGACCCTTGACCGTGGCCGCGACATCGTGGCGGCGGTGCAAGGGATCGACCTGCCCAAGCTGATGGCTCACTGGCATGCGGCCGAGGAAGCCCGCGAGAAGGCTGAGGCCGAGGCAAAGGCCAAGGTACAGCACGACGTGATCACGGAAGACGGCGTGGCGTACGAAGCCAAGCCGGCCCCGAGGCGGGCCAGGAAGCGGGCAAGCTGACGTGAGCCACGACGGCAACTACGGCTGGCGAGGTGACCGGCTGACGCGGCGGCACGATCCGCGCGTTTACCCACCCTATCGGCTCGCGTTGGTCACGGCCCCGACCGAGGAGCCCGTCTCGCGCACCGAGGCCAAGCTCCATTGTAAGGTGGACATTACGACCGACGACACGTTGATCGACGGTCTGATCGTGGCGGCCCGCCAGCTTGTCGAGGCCCACGTTCGACGGGCCCTGGTGACGCAGACGTGGGACCTCTACCTCGATTACTTCCCCTCCGAGGACCGGCACGACTACGGCTCCATCGTGGTGCCAAACCCGCCGCTGGTCTCGGTCACGTCGGTCAAGTATTACGACGACGCGGGCACGCTCCAGACGCTTTCGGCGTCCGGCTACCGTGTGCTAGCCGGCACTCCCGGCCGGATCGCCCCGGCCCATCTCAATGACTGGCCCGACGCGAGAGAGCACCCCGACGCGGTGGTGGCCCGCTACGTGGCCGGTTACGGCGCGGCCTCGGCTGTTCCGCAATCGCTGAGGCAGGCAATCTTGCTACTGGCGGGCCACTGGTACGAAAACCGCGAGGCGGTGGCCGAGGGGCAGCGGACGGCGCTGCCATTGGCCGTCGAATCGCTTGTCAACGCGGAAGCGTGGGGGCTCGGCTGACGTGAGGATCGGCCGCCTGACGCACCGGGTGACGCTTCAGTCGTCGAGCGGGTCGGCCGATTCGTTCGGCCAGCCGTCGCCCGTCTGGTCGAGCGTCGGGACCTATTGGGCGCAGGTTTCCCCGCTCTCAGGCCGGGAGGCCGAACGGGCCCGCCAGGTTCGGGCCGACACCACGCACACGGTTACGATGCGGGATGTCTACGCGATCACGCCCGAGATGCGGCTGCTGTACGGTTCGCGGGTCCTGAACGTCGTCGAAGTGCGGAACATCGACGAAGCCGACAAGGAACTTCGGCTGACGTGCTCGGAAGTCCTCAGCGGGAGCGCGCCTTGATCCTTGACCTCGGGTGTGGCGCCAACAAAAAGCCTGGTTGCGTTGGGGTGGACTGCTGCGCCGTCGAGGGCGTGGACGTGGTCCACGACCTGTTTACGTTCCCGTGGCCGTTCGAGGATGGGGCGGCCGAGGCAGTCAAGTGCTCCCATTTCTTTGAGCACGTTCCGGCGGCCCTTCGCCCGGCGTTCATGCGTGAGATCTGGCGGGTGCTCGTCCCCGGTGGGACCGCCGAGATTGCCACCCCGCTGGGGCTGTGGCGCCAGTGCCAGGACTTCACGCACGAGTGGCCCCCGATCGTCCCGGCGAGCTACCTCTACTTCAATCACGCGTGGGTTCGCGGCCACGGCATGCAGCATTATATCGACCGATTCGGCCTGCCCGATTTTGATGTCAGCATTGACGGCCTCTACATGGCCGAGGGCTTTGCCTCGCTGGACGAGAAAGAAGCGATCGAAGCGGCGACGAACATTATGAACGCGGTTGATGATCTGGTCGTGACCTTGACCAAGCGAACCGGGCCGGCAAAGGCGTCGGCCGAGAAGAACGGATAAAAGATTCCATGCCGGACATCACAGATCCCCAGGTTGTCGTATGGGCTAACGAACGGGCCCGGACGATTGCCGACGCTATCGTAGCCTTCGAGGCCAAGCTGGGCGGCTGGGTCGCCGACTATGCGGCGCAGTCGATCGCGTCTCAGATCAGCGCGGCGGGCGCCGCCGAGATCATCGCGGACGGCTCCGATACGGACGGCCGCGCGAGGATCACGGGCACTCAGATCCTCAACCTGAACGCTGCAATCAATCAGGTCCGAACGGCGATTTCGACTACGCTGGTCTCTGGCGTGGGCACGACCGCAAAGGCCATTGCCGACGCCATCCAGGTCAACGGGTCGCCGAGGTAATCAATGGCCTGGACCGATAGATACGTCCGGGACGATGCGGCCGGCGGTGGCGACGGGACCACCAACACCAACAGCGGCGCTAATGGCGCGTGGACGCTGGCCGAGGCGATCACCAACGTCACGGCCGGCACTCGCGTCAACGTCCGCAACGGGACGTACAGCAACTCGACCACGGTACGCACGCTGGCGGTCGCTGGTACGACCAGCGCTCCGATCTGGTGGCGGGGCTTCAATACAACCATTGGCGACATCGAAAGTGATAACGCGCTCACTAAGCCGCTGATCGACTTTACGACGGGCAACTTTGTCATCACGGTTGCCTTCAACTACTTCACTAATCTGCGATTCAACTCGGCAGCAACGACGGCGTCGAGCCCGGGCACAGTTTGCACGAGTTCGGCCGGCAATGATGCCGCGTTCTGGGGGTGTCGATTCACAAACACGGCGGCGAACGCAAATAGCTACGCGCTCAACTTGACCGGCCAGCGCAACCTAGTCCGGGCGTGCTTTATGACCGCGACCAGTTCCGCTACATGCCTACGGCAAGCGACGGGCGGCGGCAGCGTGTTTTACGGAAACTACATTGGCGGCGGCAATATTGGCGTTAGCAGTGGCGGCGGTGCTAGCATGATTGCTAATGTCATTGATGACCCCGCCTCACACGGAATTAGTGCGGACGCTGGCGGCATCTTGGCGAACAACTCGATCTATTCGGCAGGGGGCGACGGCATCCGTATTGCGAGCACAACTGCGGGCGCAATCGTTGCCAATAACGTTATTGCCAATTCGAGCGGCTGGGGCATCAACTTCTCCTCGGGCACAAACGGGGCGTCCCGTCTCTTCAGCAACGTCTACCGATCGAACACCAGCGGCGAGGTCAATCAGCTTGCCGAGGACTGGCGATGGGTCGAGACCTCGCTAGGCTCCGATCCGTGGACCAACGCGGCTTCCGATGACTTCTCGCTCGTCTCAGCGGCGAAGGCCCTCGGATTGCCGGGCGTGTTTGAAAATCAGTCGTTCATCGGTTATATGGACCCCGGCGCGGTCCAGCGTCAAGAACCGGCAGGCGGCGGCGGGTTGCTGAGGCATCCGGGCATGTCCGGGGGGGCTCTCGGATGATTTTCATTTACGCGGGCTCCACCTCCCAGACCATCGACGTTTTCATCCCGGACTCCGCCTCAACGACGGGCGGGGGCAAAACGGGCCTAGTCTTCAACACGTCGAACCTCGCGGCCTACTACCGCAAGGGCGCCACGGGCACGGCCACGGCGATCACGCTGGCGACACAGACGGTGGGCGGAGCCTACTCGTCCGGCGGGTTCGTCGAGATCGACGCAACGAACATGCCGGGTATGTACCGGTTGGACCTCCCGAATGCGGCCGTCGATACGGCCGGGCTCACGCACGTCATGCTCCGGGGCGCCTCGGGCATGGCGCCGACCGTGGTGCGGGTCATGTGCTCGGCGGTCGCGGCCGACGCGAAACTCCTGGGAGGCACGACCCAGACCGGCCGCGATGTGGGGGCCTCGGTGCTCCTCAGCAGCGGCACGGGCGCGGGCCAGATCAGCCTATCGAGCGGGCTGGTGACGCTGGCGGGCGTCACCCACACGGGGGCCGTCATCCCGACCGTCACCACGACGGGCACGGCCACGACGGCGACGAACCTTACCAACCTGCCAAGCATCCCGGCCAACTGGTTGACGGCGGCCGGCATCGCGGCTTTGGCGCTCAACGGCAAGGGCGATTGGAACGTCGGGAAGACCGGCTACGCGCTAACGGCAGGGACGGGCCTAGGGAATCAGACGGCGAACATCACGGGCAATCTCTCGGGCTCGGTTGGGTCGGTGACGGGTGCGGTGGGCAGCGTCACAGCGGCGGTCACGGCGGGCACGGTCTCCGACAAGACCGGCTACAGCCTCACGGCGGGGACCGGCCTCGGAAACCAGACCGCGAACATTACCGGCAACCTCTCGGGCTCCGTGGGAAGCGTTACCGGGGCGGTTGGGTCGGTCACAGGCGACGTCGGCGGAAACGTGGTGGGCTCGGTTGCGAGCGTTACGGCGGCGGTCACGCTCCCGAGCATCCCAGCCGGATGGATCACAGCGGCGGGCATTGCCACGGGGGCAGTCGATGCCGATGCCTTGGCGGCCGACGCCGTAACCAAGATTTGGGCCGGCTCGACGGCGCCGACGGCCACCACGATCGCGGACGCGGTGCTCTCCCGGGGGGCGTCGAACGTCGAAGCCTCGGCCGGTGAGCACACGCTTTGCACGGTCATCCTGGCGACCCTGGAGAGCCGCGTCAGCGGTTCGACATGGACGATCAAGAGGACCGACGGCACAACCACGCACGCTTCGAAGACGGTCACGACCGACGCGGCGGCCAACCCGATCACCGAGGTCAGCTAATGGCGGGCTGGCTCACTGCCGTCGGGGCGTGGTGGATGCGGCTCGGCTCGAATGGCGAGTTCGGCGGTCAGGGCGGCGGGCCCGCTTTAGACGGAACAGTGTTGCTCTCCGACTCGCCCGACGCGACGGCCGCGCTCTCGGATTCCATGCTCTACGGGCTGTCGATTTCCGACTCCCCGGCCTTCACGGTGGCGCTCGCCGATGAATGATTACTGGCCCGGAAGCGTGGTGACGTTGACTGCCACGTTTCGCAACGCAGCCGGGACCCTTGCCAACCCCACTGCGGTGACGATTACCGTGCGCCAGCCCGGCGGTACGACCACAACCCCGACGGCGTCTAGCACGAGCACCGGCGTCTACACGGCGTCGTACAACACAACGGGATTGGCCCCGGGCGTCTACCGCTGGCGAGCCGCCGGCACGGGCACCGTGGTAGCGGCGGCCGAGGGGGAGTTCCTGGTGCGTCCGTCGATCGTCTGAGGTCAACGCCATGCCCAACGCCAAATACAAGACGGGCCGTCGCAAGGCGGTCGGTTTGGTTGTCACGGGAATCCCCGAGATCGACGCGGCACTGAAGAATCTGCCCGCTCGCGTCGGGGCAAAGGTGGTGCGCCAAGAGCTGGACAAGCAGGCGAGGGCGACCGCAAAAAAGGCGAGGGCTAACTCTCCCGTGTTCGTCGGCGTGACGAAGCGCATGATTCGGCCGACTCGGGCCAAGTCGGGCAAACAAACGATTCACAATCGCGTGCTAATCAACTGGCGCGGCGTCACGTATTTCGAGAGCGGGTTCTATCCGGCGTTTGTTGAATACGGCACTAAGAAGGGCGTTAAGGCCCAACGCTATATGAAGAAGACGTATGAGACGGCCGGGCCCGGAGCGGCGAAGTCGCTCGAAAAGGCGATCGCGGCAGGCGTTGAGATTGAAGCCGCGAAACTGGCAAAGAAGTCCCAATCTCAAACAAAGTGAATGCCATGAGCCACACCGACGACGGACCTATCATCGTTCCCGACCTCCCCCCACACGTTCCTGGCCCGCCGCCGCCCCCGCCGCCGGCGTCGCCAAATCCCGACTATCCCTACCGGCCCGATCCGCCGGCCCCCATCCCCCTGCCCGTTCCTATCCCGGTTGATCCAGCGGAGGCAGTTTAATGGCATACGTTGACGTATACGACGCGGCTACCAACGAGGCGAACAGTCTCCGCAAGAAGGTTGCGGTTGCCGTCGTCAAGGCGGTGGCCGACATCCGAAACGAGTCGGCCGGCACCGCCAACCACGCCCGGCGTCTCCTCTGGTGCGACCGGGTGACGGCCGATGGCCCGCAGATATGGGCCGGCATTGTGATCTGGCGTGTGTTGGAGAACGCCACCATCCTCGCCAACCCGACGACGGCCACTGATAACGACGTGCAATTTGTCGTCAACGGCCTCGTCAATTACTACGCGGGGGCCTGACGATGGCACTGGCAAAGAATGCCCAGGCGATCACCCAGCTTGCGATCGCTGGGACGAGCACGACCATTACGACCACGGCCTACCGGCAGTCAGTCTATATCCAGCACGTCAACGGAACCGGCACGATCACGACAGGGGCGACGGTGGCCGTTCAGGTGCGGCCAGCAAATTCTCCAGTGCGATGGTACACGCTACTAACGCTTGCGTTCGGTACGACGGCCAGCCCGGCGGCCGGCGCCACGGAAACGCGAGTCGTCCCGCTCCCTGACGACGCGGGCAGCATCCAGCTAGTCTATGCCGTCCCGACCGGCTCGACGGGCCACACGCTCGACGCGCAGGTCGGCGAAGTGACGGGGTATTGACGTGGCGAGGCAATTCAACGGCACGAGCGATCGGCTGGACCTCGCGGCGGCTCCCGTCGCGGCAATGCCCATGACGATCGCGGCTTGGGTGCGGCCCGCTGCCATCACGGGATCGCACGATGCGGTCGTGGTCTACGGCCAGGGGGCCGACGACTCGGACGCAACATGGTTTCGGCTCAACGTCAACGCCTCGGCCGCGCGTGCGGTCTTGTCGGTCAACAACACGACCGCGCTTGCCACGGCGTCGGCCCCCGTCGTCGGTCAATGGCAGCACCTGGCGGCCGTATTTGCGTCCAGTACCGGCCGAACGGCATACCGCAACGGGGCCGCTGGGTCGGAGAACACCACGAGCCTATCGCCCGTCCGCACGCCTAACGCATGTCTTGTCGGCCGCCTGCCCTCAACGATCAACGCCAATTGGTTCAACGGCGACATCGCACATGTGGCAATCTGGTCGGCCTCGCTAACCGCCGGCGAGATTGCCTCCCTCGCCTCCGGTGCCTCGCCGCTGTTGGTCCGGCCGGACTCGCTGGCGGCCTACTGGCCCTTGCGGGGCCTGGCGGCCGACCGACCCGAGCCCGGGATTGTGCGCGGGCTCAACCTGACAGTGACGGGCACGGCATGGGCAGACGATCCGCAGATCGGAGGCCCGGACCCGCTGCCGCGATTGCATGGCGGTAGCTGGTGGTATGCAGCGCCGGCGGCCAACCCGGAGGCCGGCGGCGAAGTCTCTCTATGGGGCTGCGGCGCAATCTCTTTCGGCGGCTTCAGGATGACGCCACGTGCCTAGTCTCGCGGAATCGATCGTATCCCGGCTGGCGGCCGTCTCGGCCGTCACGTCCGTGGTATCGTCGCGCATCCGGCCCGGCCGCCCATCGCAGGCCGACACTCTTCCCGCCCTCTATTTCGAGTTCACCGGCAACCGTCGCGGCCACTACCTCGCCAACGCAACCGGCACGAATTCCACGATCGCCGACGCGACCGTCCAGTTCACGGCCCTGGCCTACACGCGGGCGTCGTGCGAGGCAATCAAGCAGGCGGTTGAGACGGCATTCGACGGCTACGCGGCCACGATCGCGGGCGTCCAGATCCTCCGGGCCGCGCAGGAGGACGACTCCGACGACGTGCTCGATGCGGTGCCCGGGACCGACCGGGCGGTCTACTCGGTCCAGCTTGACTATCGGTTTCGGTACAGGATTTCCCCCGTCACGTTCTAGCTAAAGGAGCCCTCTCATGGCTGCGATCCCCGGGGAGGGCACCTCCCTATTCACCGGCTCGGCGTCCTCGGCCCTGTCGAGCGTCGCGCAGATCTAGACCATCGGCGTGCCTGGCTTCGAGCGGGCCAGCGTCAGCACAACCTATCTCAACTCGACCTGGAAAGAGTTCCGCCCCGGCCGCATCCCAGACGGTGGCGAGCTGACGATCGGGATGGAAATCGACCCGTCGATCGCGGCCCACATCGCAATCGTGTCGTCCTCGGCCACAGCCTCGGCCCTGCAATGGTTTCAGGTACGTTTTGCCGACCTGGCGTCGTCGTCCAGCGTCCACCCTCGGTTTCAGGGGTTCGTCACGGCCGTCGAGTATGACGACCAGGAAGACGAAACCAACCTCATGGCGAATGTGACCGTGAAGGTCACGGGCTCAATCACCTACGCCACCTCGCCGGCTTGACCGGAGGAGCTTGACCCGTGGCACAAACCACGCTCCCGACCGACCTGCGGGTGCAAGGCAACCTCGCTTGCACCACGTTCACGCCCCCGGCCGGCTGCATCACCAATACAGCGGTGGTGGCCGGCGCCGGCGTGGAATATACCAAGCTGGTCCACTACTTCCCGGCACGGTATCAGACCGCAACGGGCACCGCCGTAACCGCCGCGACGCACCCCATCCACATCGCCAGGGGAGCGGGCACGATCGTGGCCGTCAAGGCATACTGCACCGTCGCGCCAACTGGCGGCGACAACGTGACGATCGACGTGCAAAAGGGCAATCAATCCACGGCCTTTGCCACGGTGCTGTCGTCTACCGTCGTGCTCAATTCCTCGGACGTAAACCGCCAGGTCAACGACGGCACCCTATCCACCACAACCTACGCGGCCAACGACGAATTTCAGGCGGTCGTGACCGTCTCGGGCACCACGGGTCAAGGGCTATGTGTGGTGCTCTATCTGGCCGAGGAGCCCGCTTGATGCTCACGCGAGACCAGATCCTAGCGGCCACTGACCTACCCACGGCCCAGGTGGACGTGCCCGAGTGGGGCGGGTCGGTCCTGGTGCGGACCATGACGGCGGGCCAGCGGGACCGATTCGAGGCGAGCGTACAGGGCAAGCGAATCGAGGATATTCGGGCCACGCTGGCGGCCCTCACGATCTGCGGCGAGGATGGCTCACTGTTGTTCTCGGCTGAAGACGTGGCGGCCCTGGCGGGCAAGTCGGCCTTGGCGCTCAATCGCGTTTTCGAGACGGCGGGCCGGCTCAATGGTATCCTTCCCGGCGACGTGGAGGAGCTGGAAAAAAACTACGAAGGCGCCCGCTAAGGCGGGCGCTGTTCTGGCTGGCGCAGGATCTGGGGCTGACGGTGCGTGAGGTCGAGTCGCGGGTGGACTCGGCCGAGCTATCGGAATGGCTGGCGTACTGGCGGATTGAGCCGCGATGGAACCCGTGGGTCGGCCTCGCCCACATCTTGCAGATCATCTTTAACGTGAACCGGGGGGCGAAGAAGCCGCCCCGCAAGCTGTCGGACTTCCTGCCCCGTGGCATGCGGAGGCGGGAGCAGACGACGGAACAGATGCGGCGGGCGTTCGCGTTCTTCGCGGCGGCCCACAACGGGCAATCGGAGGGCTGAGCCATTAGCACGGTCGGCACTGTTGCAATCGGGTTCAAGGTCATGACCGGGCAGCTCCGGTCGGGCCTGAATTCGGCGGGATCGGTCCTCACGAGCATGACCAGCTCGTGGGCCAATCTCGGCGGCGCTGTCACGGCCGTTCAGGGTGCGTTCGGTCTGTTCTCGGGTGCGGCCCGTACGGCCTCGGGCTTCATCGGTGAGCTGGTCATGGCGGCCAGCGATCTTGACGAGTCGATGAATCTCGTGCGGGTCCAGTTCGGGAGCGGGGCGCCTGAAGTCGAGAAGGCCGCGCAGGACATGGCCGATCGGTTCGGCATCGTCAAGTCGGAGTTCTTGCAGGGGGCCGGATCGATTGGCGTGGTGGTCGAAGCGATGGGCCAGGGCTCCGAGGCCACGGCCCGCATGAGCGTCGATCTCGTCAAGCTGGCGGGCGACCTGTCGTCGATCCGCAATCTGAGATTCCAGGATGTTCTGGTCGGCCTCCGGGCGGGCCTCGGGGGCGAGAGCGAGCCGCTGAAGAATCTCGGGGTGTTCATCAACGAGGCGGCGGTCAAGGCCGAGGCGTACCGATCGGGCATTGCTAAAATCGGTGTCGAGTTGACCGACGCGCAGAAGATTCAGGCCCGTTACAACCTCATCTTGGCGCAGACGGGCAAGGCGCAGGGCGACCTTGAACGCACGGCCGACGGCGTGGCGAATTCGTCGCGGGCTGTGATGGGGCGCCTGGAAAACCTGAAGGCCGATCTGGGCTCCGCATTTACCACGGTCTCGCAGGTCATGCTTGCCAGCGTCGGCGGAGCCATCACAAACGTGGCCGCGAAGTTCGGCGATGTGCGAGCCTCGGTCAAGGCATGGGCCGACGCGAGCGTCCAGTATGGGGGTGTGGTCAATCAAGCGGTCGGACTTGTGGGCGAGGCGGTCGCGTCGATCGTGGACGCTTGGGTATCGGTGCGGGCGGCGTGGGTGTCGGCGCAATCGGCGATGTCAACGGGGCTCGCCGGGTTGGTCCGTTTCGTTGAGGCGTTTTTCGTCAACATCGATAACGGGCTGTCGGCTCTCGGCATCGCATCCACGGGCGTAGGCGAACGGCTGACGGCGATCCGCCAGGCGGTCGAAGCGACGGCCGCCGCGCAGGCCGAGGCGGCCGATGCGATCCGCCAGCAAGCCGGGGCCGGCGACCGGGTGCGATCGATCACGGCCGACATTCAGGCCCGCATGAACACGCTCGGACAAGCCGCCGCCAACGCCACGGCCCCGCTCGTGGCTAACACCGAAGCCGCCGCCGCGAACGTCGAGAAGGCCGTCAAGGCTCAGTTCTCGGGCGCTCTCGAATTCGGCTCAGCCGAGGCCCGCACGGCGATCCTCTCGGCCCGGGTGAACGGCGAGGACTCAGCGGCGAAGGAGCAAGTTGGGCTGGCCAAGCAACAAGTCAGCTTGCAGCAGCAAGCGGTGAACGAGCTGCGCCTGCTGGGCAAGGCGTTCTCATTTGAAGCGGTGGACATCTAATGGCCGTTGTCGCACACCGTGAGATTCAGGGCCCCGAAGGCGAATTCGACGCGATCGCGGGCCGGTCATACACGCGCGTCCTGCACGTGGACGTAAGCGACCCGCTCGCGGACGGGCCGGCTGTGGTCTGGAAGTACCTGAGAGAACTTCCGAGCGAACGCGACCGATTCTACTTCGGCAAGCTCTATGAATTTGGCCAGGACGGCACGAACGAGATTGACGTGGCGTTCCTCCGCCGCGCGTCGATCCGCCGCCTGTCCGATGGCGACGACTTCTACACTTACGTGGTCACGCTGGAGTACGGACCGCCCGTGGGGGAGGACCCGCTAGCCATCTCGGCGCCGGGCGGCGGCTTCGACCCGATCGAGGTCGATATCGACTACGCCCAATTCGAGGAAATCGCCGAGCAAGACATCGGTGGCCGGACGATCCTTAACAGTGCCCGCGACCCGTACAACCCGGGCGTGACCAAGGACGATTCCCGTTACGTGGTGACGATCACTCGCAACGAGTCGGCGGTTGACTTCGACGTGTTCAACCAGATCAAGGACACGGTCAATAAACAGCCGTTCCTCGGTCGAAAGAAGCGGTGCGTCAAGGCCAAACCACCCAAGGCGCGGCGGGCGTGGAACCCGGACACCGGGTATTATTGGGTGGTCACGTATCAATTCGAGATCAAGGATAAGGAGTATCGGCTACCTCCGACCGACGTACCAAGCAATAGCTTTTGGGACCCAACTCCTCCGGACGGACCGCCCTCATCGACGCTGGGGGAGCTGATCGGCCAGGGATGGGACAAGGTGATTTTGGACGCGGGGTTCAGGTACATCTCGGGCACATCGCCGAGCACCACGCGGAAACAAATTCTTGTAGACGGGGTGCCCGTTCAAGATCCGATCCCGCTGGACGGGGCGGGCGCTGTGCTTGACCCGGACTTGCAACCGAAGTACCGCGTTTATCGGGTCTATCCCGAATACGATTACAACACCCTCGGATTCGGGCTCTGACATGGCCGACGAATCTAATGGCATCTACTTTACCCGACCCGCAGCCGAGCGGATTGCCAACGCGGTGCGGATCGTGGAGCGGTCTACGCAAGGGGGCGACGGGAGGGGCAAGCGGCGTATCCCGGTTTACACCGGGGGCGGGACGCAATGGACCTTTGCCGTCAGCCCGGCCGGCGGCATCCCGGCCAGGACGGGAACCCCGCCCGACACGTTGATCCCTGGCGCCGGGCAGTGCCGGCAGTACATCTATACTTCGGCCCTCGTGTACCAGAGCGCGAGCACCGTCAATGTTTTGAATCCGTGGGGCGGGTCGGTCGGCGGTGGAAGACTGATCCGGGCCGAGTTCAACGAGGGGCAATGGTGGATTGTCAACGAGGACTGTGTGGCGACGGCGGGCGGCGGTCCCGTTCAGCAGAGCATTAGCGGGTTCAAGCCCACCGCGTTCTCGAATGGGTTCGCGTCCACGCTCGGCACACAGACAGGCGCCATCTCAACCGGCGCGTTCTCGGGCGGGTTCGGATTAACCAGCTTCGGCGGCTCCGGCCTCGTGCCGAGTTCCCCCGTCCTACCATGAGGGCCTGACCGTGGCAGACGTACAACGCACACTTGCGACCCTACAAGGATTGCTCGCCGACAACACATCAAACGATATCAGCGAGCAAGACCTGCGGGATGTTCTCGTCTCGGCCGCGCCAAACTACGGCCACCTCTACATCACGTCATCGGCCGCCACTACGGTCTCGGGTTCCGGCACGTACTATGAGGCGGCCGGTACCTGGACATTGGGCGAGGCCCGAAACTTCAGCAAGCAAGCGGACAACCGGCTACGCCATGACGGCGTGGCCACGTACAAAGCATTGATCACTGCCCATTTTACCCTCGAAAGTGGCAGCAGCTCCCAGGCGTGTCGCGTTGCCCTGGCAAAGAATGGGACCGTCCTAAACGGCGGCGACGCGAAAGTGTTCCTCGGCACGACGGGATCGGCGGCGGGCCAGGGGTGCGTGGTGGCGATCGCGTCGCTTGCCACGAACGATTACATCGGGCTGTTTGTCCGCAACGACACAGCCGCCAATAACCTCACGTTGGCGTGGGGCTCGATCGTAGTACAGAGCCTTTTGAGCTGACGCGTGCCGCTCCACCTGCAACCCGGCTGCCCATGCCAATGCGGGGCCGATGAGACGTATTGCAACACGTGCCGATTCGCGGACGGCTTCATATTCTCGGGGTCATGGCTGACCCGGACCACGCTTGGGTTCTCTACGGTCACGTGCGAACGGTCCTACCCGGTCTCGTTTCCGCTGGTCAGGTACGACACGTCCGAGAGTGGGCCGCCCGCCACGATGGGGTATCTGAGCCCCGGGCCCGACACGTGTATAGCGGTACGGGGCTACGTGGCGTACTGGGGGTACGGGGGCGAGCTTCCGGCCGGGCTGAGCTGCATGAAAGATTATTTCCTGGCGCCGTCATCGTGGATGGCGAACATTTCGATCCTGATTCTAATTGGCTGGCGAATCACCCGGCTGTCAGATACCGCGATCCGGCCCCGATCCGAGTGGTGCGCTCTGGCTTACCAGTCAACGTTGTGGTTTGACGCCGGACAACCTTCCTGGCCGGCCGTTACCCCGCTGCCCCCGCCGCCGTCGTTTTACAACGTTGCGGGCGGTGCGGGCGGTCTCGCTCCGCTGGTCGGGTCGGTCTCTTCAGGGTGGGGCACGGCGTTCTGTACGGGCGTCGGGTCGGCCCTCTATTCCTATGGGTTCTCGGCCCGTGGTCTCGACCTGAGCACTTACGCGTGGAACCTGAGCGGCGCCCTAACGCCGGGCTAACGGCGCACCGCGAGGCGATGAGCTGGCGGGCCGATCCCGTAGCTCGCCGCTACGCTCCCGACGCAGCGATCGTCCGCCTGAAGCGTCTCATTCTCGCCACGGGATGCGGGCGCCTGTCGTCCGAGGCCGACCGGCTCCCGTGCGGGTGCGGGCTCGTGTGCCTACGTGGGCGAGGCAAGCCCTGGCGGAAGGGCGGCGTCACCCTGGCCGATTGCGAGGCGTGCCCCGAGCGCCCCCCGCTCTGATCACCAGCGCCACCAGCCCGCGAAGTGGCCGAATAGCCACAGCGCGAAGCCGCCGAAGACGACGGCGCCAAGATAGCTAAGGCCCTTAAAAAAATACCATATCGCGTTCATGGTGGCATGCCTCCCACGGCGATCGTATCCGGACCATCCCCGCAGATCAAGCAACCCAAGCCCCGAGAGCGACCGTGGAAGAAACCGAGACGAAACCGCCCGTTGACTTGGCCCCCGACACGATCGACCCGGCCGATGCGGCGGCCGAGTATTTCGAGGCGGCCGACCGCGACCATGTGTGGAGAATGTGCCGCCTCGCCCATGCGTTCGTGACCAGAAACTTGCCGGGCCTCGGCCAGATCGAAAAGGGCGATGAGGAAAAATGGGAGCAGATCAACTTGCTCGGCAAGTATCGGCCCGTCGAGCGGGCCCACGCTAAAGCGTCAATCGAGGCGCTCGAGCTGTTGGCTCACGGGTTTCGCGAGGCCCGGAGCCAATGAGCCGGCCGATCGGCCACCAGTTGAGCGAGACGGAGCGCGACGAGATCCGCCAGGCTCTAGCGCGGGGCGGGTCGATCCGGTCAGTCGCGCGGCGGCTGGGCCACGCCTTCGGGACGGTCCAGCGATACGCCAGGGAGGCGGCGGCGCAATCGGCCCAAGGCCCGCCGACGATCGCGGTGGACAAGGCGGCCATCCTCCGCGTTTTGTATGAGATGGGTCTTGTCGGTGACGCCGCGCTTTCGGTCCTGGAGCCCACGCCACAACCCGACCCGATCGAGGTCGAGAAGGGGCGGATTGAGCGGGAACGCAAGCTCCGGTCGGAGCGAGACGCGATTAAGGAAATTGCCGGGGAGCGGTCGCTACGCGAACATCTGACGCGGCTGATCGAGGATGCGGCCGAACGCTTCCCGGCCCCTCCCCCTCCGGCCCCGGCGAAGGAGCAGCCCGGGGCGACCACGGAAGGGCTTTTGTTGTTTTTGTCGGACTGGCACGCCTACGAAATCGTCAAGTCGTCCCGCGTGCTCGGGCTCAATCGCTTCGATGCCGACGTGCTCGGGCGGCGGGCCTGGAAGGTGACGGACGCGGCGCTCGGGATCACGAGCCGGCTTGAGCGCGGTGGATGGCGCTTCCCGGCCCTGACCGTGGCTCTCGGCGGCGATTTTGTCAGCGGCACCGTCCACGAAGTCGAGAAGCACACAGACGCCCCGTCGATCGTGCAAGCCGTCTGGGGCACGGGCCTTCTCCTCGCCCACGCCCTGCGCGACCTGGCGGCCCGGTTCCCGGCCGTCCACTGTGTCGGGGTGCCCGGCAACCACGGGCGGCTTCCCGATGCTCGCAAGGTGCCGTCGAAAGATCCGACCCGCTCGTGGGATTGGCTGGTCTACCAGATCGCCCGGCTGTCGCTGCGGGATCTGGATTGGGTGACGTGGCAGGTGCCCGACGCCTACTCGGCCGAGTTCGAGCTGGCGGGCTCGCGGTTCTATCTCAACCACGGGCATGAGATCCGATCTAACCTGTCGATCCCCTTCTACGGGATCGACCGCAAGGTGCGGAATCTTCGGGCGGTGCTCAACCCGGCCCCGGCCTACTACCTGTTCGCGCACTTCCACTCGCCGGGCTCGATCCGAAACTACGTCGTCAACGGCTGTCTGATCGGGCCGACGGAGTACGCCGTCGAAGGGCTGGGGGTGGCCGAGCCGCCCTCGCAATGGCTTCTCGGCGTCCACCCGGAGCGGGGCATCACGCACCGTTGGGAGTTGTTCGCCGGCAGTGGCGAGGAGGGCCCGAGCTATCCCGTCCGACCCTGGACAGACTGACCCCTGCCCCATCGTGACGGTCGTGCGTGCCGACCTCCTCGCCCGATCCGAGCGTGGGCAGGCGAAGTACGGCGTGACGCTGGCCCGTACCGATCTGTCGCGGGTCGAGTGGCTGCGGCACGCCTATGAGGAGGCGCTGGACCTGGCGTTGTACCTCCGCAGGCTGATGGAGGCCGAGGGTGCTTGATCGCTGCTTAGCCGTCGTCCGACTGCCGGGCGGGCGGAAGCTGTACGTCTTCCTTCAACTGGCCCATGTCCCGACCTACTGGCGTGACCTCGCCACCCGAGACGAGAGCGGCCGGGCGTGGGTGGTGATCGTCTGAAAATCTTTCCCCCTTTTCTGGGATACTGTGTTGACAGTTTGGAATCAGGGTGTAGAGTATAGGTGTCGGACGCAACCAACCCCAAACGAGGAGAGAGACGATGGCCACGCGACACGGCCGGATCACCCAGCGGCACGAGACGGTCAACACGACGGCCCGGTGGCTGGTAGTTGCCAACTATCACATCGTCTTGGGCAGCTACGCCACGGAAGCGAAAGCCTGGCAAGCGATCTGCTCGTTTGGGAAGCCGGGGCCGGACGGGCTGGCCGACGCGGCCTACGCCGTGGTTGACGTACTGGCCCCCGGCGAGAGCAGGTCCGGCGAGATGGCCGTCCCCGTCGCCTGGGAAGACGGCGAGACCGCCGATGCCGTGCTAGCCCAGATTTTCGGCTAACCCCCCCCCGCCCGCCCCACAACGGGGCGAGCCAACCCCAACCAGGAGAGAGACGATGAGCGTTTCCGAAGTTTACCGCGAAGACGGGCCGACCGGCCAATTCGTGGCCGTTGTGTCTGGGGTGCTGGTGGACGCTGGCGGGAACATTCTTTACGAGGGTTCGGCGGAAGCGTGCGAGCGCCGGCGGGCCCGCTATCGGATTCCGACCAGACTCCAACCGACTCGGATCGGCGGGGTTGTCGAGCCGACCTCCGGTGACGTGTTGTGGGGATCGGTTGTACTGCCGGCCGAGGCCCGCGTCTGATGGGCCGCCCCCCCTCCCAACACCGCCGCGTGCAGCTCTACCTGCACGCGGACGACCTCGCCCGGCTCGACGGCTGGGCCGAGGATCACGGGATCATCAATGAGCGGGGGGAATACTCCCGCAGCGAGGCGGTGGCCTACCTGATCCGGCGGCTGCCGCAACGCCTGGAAACTGTCGGGAAACTTCCGCCAGCGAAGGGAAAGGGTGGGCAGGCGCCCAGGTGATCGCCCGTCCCCGCGCCGCCACAAGCCGTTGAGGTGCGGCGGCTTGCGGGGCGCAAACACTTGGCGTTTCCTTGCCGTTGACGGTTTTCAAGACCGTCGCCTTAAACCGCTCGGCCACCCCTCCGACGCTTGCAGGATAGCGGCGAGGCGATTAGAGTTCAAGCGTGTCAGGAAACAGGATCGGGAAACGAGAGGGGAGGGGGTGGCAAGTGGCAGCCAAAGGTTCAGCGGAGCTTCCGCCCGCAAACCCTGTAAGCAACGGTCTTGCGTGGCACCTGCAAAAGTACGGTTGGAAGCACGCATTCCGCCGCGATGACGAGTCTGCGGAGATTGCGATTGGCCTGTTTGCGCAGGCTCTGACCGACAAGACTAGGCCCCTTGCAGACAGAGAGAAGACCACCGAGGAAGCCATCGACCTCATCGGCCTTGATGTGTGCGAGGAGTGGGGCGACTTCGCCGAGATGGTTGTTACCCATCGCTTGCAGTGCCGGTTGGAAGACGCCAAGACCCGGATTACCTCGCATGCCCCGGCCCCCTAAACCCTGGTGGGATAGCCGCCGATCCTGCTACTACACCCAGGCCGGCGGGCGCCAGCGCCGCCTGGAAGATGCGGAAGGCGTCCCCGTGCCCCGTGGTGACGTTTCGGGCGTCGCGGCGGCCCTGGCGTCCATCCTCGGCGACAATCGCACCACGGGGCGGCCAGGGCCCTTAAACGTGATTGCCGTTTGCCAGCGGTGGCTGGACTGGTCCCGGGCAGCCGGACGCCGAGAGCGGACGGTGGCCGGGCATCGGGCTATCTTGCAGGCGATCTGCGACCACCGGCACCGGGGCAAGCGGATCGGGTCGATCCCGGCCGACTCCCTCGGCCTGGCCCACTGGTCCAGCTACCAGCGGGCCCTACAGAACAAGCGGAGATCATCCCGCACAATCGCCGCTCATTTTGCGTCGATTCGGGCATGCTGGCGGTGGGCGGCCCGTCCCGTGGTGGGGCGGTCGCCTCAGCGGCTACTGCGGCACGACCCGCTACGGGATGCGTGCCTTGACCTGCCCCGGGAGAGGCGGCGGGTCCGAGCCGCGCTGACGGCGGCCGAGGTGGCAAGGCTGGTGGCGGCGGCCGAGGCGGCGGGGCCGGGCTGGTTCGGCCTGGCGGTGCGGGTCCAAGCCGAATCGGGCTGTCGCACGTCGGAGCTGCTGGGGCTCCGGTGGGATTGGTGGGCGGGCCGGTGGTGGGAGATCCCGCCGCACGAGCACAAGACGGGGGCGAAGACCGGGAAGGCCCGGGTTGTCGCGGTCACGGCGACGACGGCGGCCCGGCTGGACGATCTGCGGGCGGGGGCGTCGTCGGGCTGTTGCTTCAAGGGCGAGGGCAGGGGGGCCCGGTTCGCGGGTCGGCCCCCCTCGGCCAGCCGGTACGCTTCGGCCTTTCGCAAGCTGGCGGCGGCGGTGGGGCTGCCGGACGCGCGGCCGTACTGTCTGCGCGACCACTTCGCCGATGCCGCACGTCGGGCCGGGGTGGCCCCGCACGTCGCCGCGCGGGTGCAGGGCCACTCGGCCGAGGTATCGGCGGCCCACTATCAGACCCTTGCGGGGGAGGAGGCGGCCGAGGTGGTGGAGCGAGTGGCGGGGGGCGGCTAGCGGTCCAAGCTAACCGGAGTCGCGGGGTGGCGCGGGGCCGGCGGGTGGACGTGCTCCCAACATAGCCCGTCCCACCGAATTGACTTGCCGCAACTCTTGCAGGCCGAAATCTCGCCCGTGATCGGCAGGCTCATTGCCGCCTTGGTCAAAACTGGCTGCACCTCGGCCGTCGCCGTGAATGAGTCGGGCCCGTTGTGCTGGTGGGGGTGGCAGTGAAGCGCGACCTTGCCACACTGCCACCCGGCGGCGATCACCCGCTGCCGAATAGCTTCCTCAATGTCTTTCTGTTCGATCGTCACGGTTGCCGACTTGAACGTCATTTCAGCACTCTCCTTTCGTCCCTCTCCCTATCCTCCCCCGCCCCCGCCGAACGTCGGCGGAACTCGGCGAGGTCGTCTGCGGTGAAGATCCTGGCGCCCCGACCGGGCGTGCCGCTCGACCAGTGGTGGGGCAGCAGGCCCGCGTCGGCGAGCCTGCGGATCTGCTTCGGGCCGACCCCCAGCTCGCGGGCGGCGGCGGGCGTGCGGTAGGTCACGGGGCGGGCTCCTCTCTCGGCTCATCGCGCCACCGCAACGCGCGGCGGCACACGGTAACAATCCAGCCAGCCGCGACGGTGAGAGCGGCCAGGTCGCTCCAGGTCACTGGGTTGGCTCCTCTTTTGCGGGAATCGGCTCCAGGTCGGCGGGGTGGCACGCGACTACCCGCCCCGCACGGGCGCCAGCGACGACCGGCTGGGCGAGAACAAACTCGCCGAACCAATCACAATGGCGCGTGTGGCCAAGGATCAGCACTTCATAGCCGGCCGGAAGCCAGTCGATCTGCCGGCGCGTACGGTGCGTGGGCGTCACTCGCCACCCCCCTCGGCCGGCGGGTCGGCCCGTTGCAGATACCCGAACGTGGCGCCGTCCCGGGGCGGCCCCACGCCCGGCGGGGCGAGGGCGGCGGCGAGGAGGTTGGTCGCGTCTATCACGATCGCGTCGGCAAGCACGGCAGACGGCTCGGAACGCGATCGCACTAGCATTGACACGACCTCGCAACCCGCCTTCCGCAGCGCGTCCCTCTCCCGCTCC